ATGAAGAATTTATGTCTATGGGTTTAGAGCCTAGAGTTAAAGAGATAATGAAAAGATTAAAATTCAAATCACGTTGGATGGCTAGACGAGTAGTACAAACTGAAACTACTGCCTCTGCAAATAATGGCATTTCATTATCAGCAGAAGATATATTCGGTAAAGATAATTTAAGCAAACAATGGATAGCAGGCGGTGCTAATATACGAGATACTCATGCTACGGCTAGTGCTAAATATCAGAAAACTCCTATAGCTAGTGATAAACCTTATATGGTAGGTTCATCGTTGTTAATGTTTCCTTCCGATACTTCATTAGGTGCTTTAGCTAAAGAAGTAGTGAACTGTAAATGTGTTTCAATACCTTTCGTTAAAAGAGATTAAAAACATTTATTTAAAAATTTAACTAATTTTGAAAATAAAATTTAAATTATGAGCAAAGTAATATATAAACAAGGACAGATAAGTGATATTGATGAGAATTTAGGAATCGTTAAAGGCTACGGTTCAGTATTTGGTAACAAAGATTCAGATAACGACATTATAGAAAAGGGTGCATATAAAAGAACTATTAAAAATAATGGTTCTCGTGTGAAGTATTTATATCAGCATGACATCACTAAGCCTATAGGTAAGATGAAAGAATTATATGAAGATGATAAAGGATTGGTATTTGTTGCAGAAGTTCCTAAAACCACTTTCGGAAATGAGGTTTTAGAACTTATGAAATACGGAGTTATAGATGAAAATTCAGTTGGTATTATGCCAGTAAAAAAAGACTATGACGAGAATGGTGTTAGAATGATTAAGGAAGTAAAGCTATATGAGATTTCAGCAGTTACTATTGCGGCGAATGATGAAGCAAAAATATTAGAGGTTAAAGGAGAATCTAATAAAATAGATTACCTCAAAAAGAGATTTGATAATTTAATTAAAGTAATTAGAAAAGGTAGTGTTTCTGATGACTTAGGTTATCTTATTGAATATGAATTAGAAGTTTTAAAGTCTTTGATTGCTCGTGATAATACACACCAATCAGATGAGGAACTAACTCGTGATAATACACACTTAGAGACTAAGAAGGATGCTATAACTTCAGATTCAATAATTACTTATATGTTTAACAATTTAAATTCAAAATAATGGATGAGAATATAAAAAAACAGTTAGACGACGTTTGTAATGTTATTGATGAGAAGCTAGAGAAATCTGCTAAAGCCATCAAGGATAACGTTAACAACGAAGTTGATACTGTTATTAAAGGCGAGGTTAATAACCTAGTCAATAAACACTCTGAAATAGTTGAAAGATTAGACAGAATGGAAGTTGAAAATAAGAAAAACAACTTTGATAATGTTTATAGAACTAAATCAGAAGTGATTGGTGATACACTTAATAAAAGTGCATCATTCAAAGCTATGAAAGAAGGGACCAGAGCAAACGCTTCAATGGAATTGAAAGCTGATGTTTTAATTTCTTCAGATTTTTCAGGTGCAAACTCTTCAAGAGATGCAACTGGAGTTACTAGAGTAGATGGTATCAAAAGAGACCCTGCTAATGTAACTAATATGATGGGAATTATTCCTGTAGGTTCAACTGATTCAAACGTAATAAGATTTGTAAAAGAATCTTCTTATACTGATAATGGTGGAGCAACTGCTGAAGGTAGTGCGCCATCTGATTCTAGTTTTGACCTTACTGCTGAAGATGCAGTAGTACAGAAAATGGCAGCAGTCATGACTATCTCTCAAGAGATGCTTGATGATACTCCTGCACTTTCTAGCTACTTGTCTCAGAGAATTCCTAACAAGTTAAATGCAACTATTGATGACCAACTTATTGGTGGTTCAGGTTCTACTCCTAATTTATTAGGATTATTAAACGGTGGAACTGACTGGGCTGCTGGAGGTTTTGCAAATGCTATTGAGTCAGCACAAGAACTTGACGTTCTATATGTTGCTATGAATCAATTAGCGTTAGCGAATTTCTCTGCTAATGGTATTGTGTTAAACCCAACTGACTTTCATAAGATAGCGTTATTGAAAGATACTACTAATGAATACCTAAGAGGAAATTCACTTGTATCTGCTGACGGTTTCTTCAGAATAAATGGTGTTCCAGTTTACATGAACAACAAGATTTCTGCTGGAAGTTTCATTGTTGGAGATTTCTCACAAGGTTCTCAAGTATGGCAAAGAGAGGGTGTTAGAGTAGACTTCGGTTACGAGGACTCAGATAACTTCTCTAAGTATTTAGTTTCAGTTAGAGGAATAGCTAGAATTGCACATTCTGTCTATTTACCAAACGCTTATAGTGTTGGTACATTCTCTGCGGCTAAAACTGCTTTAGAGACTGCATAATTAGTAATACTAATTGAATAAGAAAGGGCAACTAAATTAGTTGCTCTTTTTTTTTATCTTTGTTTAAATCAAAAATTAATATTATGAAAATTAAATGTAAAATAGATATAACAAGAGAAGGTGTAGACTATAAGAAAGGTGATACTATAGAGATACCTGAATCTAATGTTTCTAAATGGGTTGCTAAAGGATGGGGTGATGCTATCGTAAAGAAAGAAGAAAAAGCAACTAAAGAAACAAAAGAATTAAAAGTTAAAAAACAAAGCAAATAATGATTAGTGTACAAATAGATTCTACTACTGGAAGTGAAATTGTTTCTACCTCTGAATTAAAATCTTATGCTAGAATAGAAACGTCTGATGATGATACTATTATTGCAGAGATGATTAAGGCGGCTAGAGAGAAATGTGAAGCAATAATTAACAGAGATATTGTTGCTAAAACAAGAACGTTATTTGTTAGTAATGTTGACCCTTCAGGAGAATATGGTAATTTATATAAACGTAGAGTTAAACTTGTACTTCCTTATGCACCTATAAATGCAATCACTAGCGTTCAAACACAAGACTCTAGTGGTACTTTGTCTGCTATAGATTATGATGATTATGGCTTTGAAGATAAATATATTGAAGTAACTTCTGCACATACTAAAAACATTAAAATAGTTTACACAACTTCAGGCATGACTTTTGATGATTTAAAGTTAGCGATTAAACAACTTGCTACTACTTACTATGATAATAGAGCAGATTATGTTAAAGCAGAATCAGTAAATAAATTACCTAGCAGTATTGAAAATATTCTTTCACCATATATATTTTATAATGAGTTATGATAAAAGCAGGAGATTTAAGGTACAGAGTAACGGTAAAAAGAAATACTAACTCAGCTGATGGGTATGGTGGCTTCACATCATCTCAATCTACAGTAGGAACTTTTTGGGCAGACAGAACATACTTAGATGGCAATATGATTTTCCGAGATGGAAAAAGAATATTGCAGACTGGAATAGAATTAATTTTAAGAAAGAATACTGCAACAACAAACATTCAAAGAGGTGATGTATTATTTTTAACTAACGACACTAATCAATATAGAATCAATTCTATGTTTGAGCAAGATTTATATACCTATAAAATATTAGCAGATAAACAACAATAAGATGGCAAAGAAATCAGGCATAGAAATAAGGCAAAGAGATAGAATGCGATTCAATAAAAAGATGAGAAAGCTATCTAAATTTGTTAAGATAGGTGGAGGCTTTGATAAAGAATTATCTATTTATGCAACTGATATTATGTTACGTTCTTCTTTAAAAGTTCCAGTTATTACTGGTAACTTAAAACAATCTGTATATGTAGAAAAGAAACCTTTTAATTATGAGGTTGGCTATAAAATAAATTACGCTCCATTTGTAGAATATGGTAAGGCAGGTAGAGGTAAGTTTACAGGCATGAAACCTTTTTTCAGACCATCAATAATGGAAGCTACTTTTGCATTTATTAAAAGACTAAGAAAACAAATAAATAAAGAAACAAGAACATGAAAGATGCAAGTCACTTTATAAGAAAAGAAGTATATGATGCTCTAAACGGAAACATTACTTTAAATAGTGCTAATGTCCCTATCTATAACGTAGTACCTTCTAGTGCTTCTAATCCATATATTTTAATAACTTCTATCGCAAATATTATAGGCGATAATATAAAGGACACATATTTAAATGTCATATCTACACAAGTAGAAGTTGTTACTGCCTTTGACACTAATACTGGTGGACAATTAGATGCCAATTTAGCGATGAATCAAATCACACAATTATTGGTTTCACGTAATACTTTTTTTGATTTAAGTTCAGATAATTTTAAATGTATCTCAGCGCAAAACGATGGTATCACTTACCTTACTGAAGATACTGATACTGAAACGATATATAGAGGAATTTTAACATTTACAAATCAGGTAGAACAATTATGAGGTTAGAATTATACCGATATAGTTCTGAAAAAGATAGTACATTAGGTTTATTATTTACAGTAAATGATGAGACAAACACAAAAGATTTTCTTTGCTTTACTCTTGAAGATGAAAAAAGGGAGGACAAAGTTTATGGAGAAACTCGCATACCTGAAGGCACTTATCAAATTGAATACAGAAAAGAAGGAGGTTACCATAATAAATACGCAAAGCGTTTTCCAAACATTCACAGAGGTATGTTACTCCTTAGGGACGTTCCTAATTTTACTCACATTCTTATCCATTGCGGTAACACTACTGAGCATACACACGGTTGTTTACTTATTGGAGATGTTATATCGCAAAATACTACGAAAGAGCCGTTTCTAGGTCAGTCATCAAATTGTTATAAAAGAGTTTACCCAATTTTATCTGATATATTAGATTCTCAAAAACAACTATCAATTAAAATTATTAATTTTGAAGAAATCTAAAATCAATAAAATATGGATGATATAACAAATAAAAAGGTTGCGCTTGATGTTGATGGTGATGGAAAAAGCGATATCAAAATTGATATTAAATTTTTAGGCTTACTCGTTGGTGGTATTATTTCTTTAACAATGACTTACTCACAATTAACTGCTGAAATAGAAGTGGCTAAGTCATTACCTGAATACGAAATAAATCAAGATGATACAAGGGTAATAAATCAGAAGATGGATTATATTATTAGAGAATTAGAAAGATTTGAAAAGCAAACTGAAAAAAGATTAGAAAATTTAGAAGAAAAAGTATATAAAAGATGAAATTATTAAGTGATGTAAGTTTATCTGAAAATGATGTTAATAATCAGTTAAAAGTAAATCAAACAATTTCTAAGATTAATACTTTAATGGATGTTGCTGACGGATTAAAAGAATGGGAGGGTGTACAAAGAATAGAAATTTTTTTAAGAATAGAAACAAAATTAATTGATTTAATAGATGAATTGTAATAGATGTGATTATGGAGAATGTGGATTATGCCCTTTTGGGATTTAGTCTTTGTAGTGCATTGCTTACTGGTGCTTTTATTATCTACGTATGGACTAACGAAGAAGAAGAAAAATGAATAAGATATTAACTAAAATAT